GATGTCTATGATGCGCAGAAGGCTGCTGAGGAGGGTCTTCTGGCACGACCTCTCACGGCGAAGAATATTGTGAAGCATCTCCAGGATGTTGGTTTGGATGAGGAGTTCACGCTTCACTCTCGTATAAAGGGACTATCGGGTGGTCAGAAGGTAAAGGTCGTGATTGGCGCGGCAATGTGGATGAATCCTCACTTGGTTGTGCTGGATGAGCCTACGAACTATCTAGATCGCGAATCACTTGGCGCTTTGTCAAAGGCAATCAATAAGTATGAGGGCGGCGTTGTGATTATTTCGCACAACTCTGAGTTTACCAAGTCTGTCTGTACAGAGCACTGGTATGTGAATGATGGTAAGTTGCGGCTTGAAGGCAATGCTATTAAGAATACGACGAAGATTGATAAGCCCCTTGTTGCTGATACGGTGATGGACGCAGCAGGCAATGTTATTAAGGTTAAGCAGAAGCGCGAGTATACGCAAAAGGAAATTAAGGAGAAACTCAAGTGGCACAAGGAGAAGCAGAAGCGTGCTGCGAAGGGTGAAGATGTGAGTGATGATGATGAGGTCCTAATAGAAATGGATTTGATCTAAAATAAACAAATGGTCTAAATACATTCTTCATATTATAAGTTAATATGGAAAATATAGGCAAAGTCTATTATATAAATATAGATCATCGTTTGGATAGAAAAGAGCAGATTTTAAAAGAACTTGACACAGTTAGTATCGCTTCATCAAAAGTAGAGCGCATTTCTGCTATATATAAAAAGGGATTTGGTATTCTAGGTTGCGGTCTTAGTCATAAGAAAGCGGTTGAACAGTTTATAGAATCGAAAGAAGAATATTGTATTATTTTTGAGGATGATTTTGTATTTACGATTCCTCCAGAGGAGTTTAACTTTGTCCTAGGAAACATATTTAGTAAGAAAATATCATTTGATGTGATCATGTTATCAGGACTCATTCTACAACAAGAGAATACGCCATATTATTTTTTAAAGAAGGTCAATGACGGTCATGCCGCATCTGCTTATATTCTTTCACGCCAGTTTGCGCCTACACTCTTGGAAAACTACACGGAGGCAACCCAGAAACTAGAAGAAACATTTCTTCAGACAGGTGAAAAGAAGATACAATATCATCAAGATATGCACTGGAAGTATCTTCAAAAATATTGTGATTTTTATATTTTGAATCCTGTCGCAGGAATACAGCGAGAGTCATATTCAGATGTTCAAAGAAGGGATTTACGATGGGGGTTCTAGGGTTGACTATATGGTTTCATAAAGTATGCACGATTTTCTAAAGGTACTCCCATTTCATTCATTAGATCCTCCAAACAAGTATTTGGAATAATAGAGTCTACTGCGAACCGCTTTGGATTTTCCTTCATTTGATTTTTATTAATAGTATTTGATGTATGACCTATCATAAGGCAAATACTATTTGGATCCAACTGTAAAACAGGTTCAGTAAAATCTTTGAGAAAAGGCACTAAGAAAGCAAAGTGGTCTGAATCATCAAACCTGTGGTTTGTAGCATAGTCTCTCGTGACACACATATATGGCTCTACAGTATGATTATGATGTAGATATTTTGTATGAAGTAAGTCATTATCATTTACATAGAATAATCTTACACGGCTTGAACCTGCAATGTGAAAGGAGGGATTCGCCATCATTTGTTGTATAGTATAGGTAAATCTGTCTTTATGAATAATGTCATCATCGTCCATAAAGAATATATACTCGGCTTTTGTGTCTAGAGCCAACTGAATAGATATATTGCGACTTTTTCCGAATGGAGTTGTGGATGGAAGTTTTTTCCAGATGCTACACACGCCTTTTGTATCGAGTATTTGAGTATCATCGGACGTATCGGTTATGATCCATATGATTTTATCTAGAGGATAACTTTGACTACACATCTGTGCTATTTGAAAGTCCAGATGTGTATGCCTATTTTTTGTTGGGGTGACGATAGCAATATACGGAAACATGAAGTACCCTTAGTATACCATCATAAACATATCAAATTTACTTCCATTCAAGCGTAATAGTTGATCTAAACAGAGCGTACAAACTGCCACCGTAAATCTTGGCATATACATTGCCAAATCTTATCTTGGCAAAACAGCTTATCGCGATTCTTCAAAATAGGAAAGTTTGGAAGATACTCATCAAGTTCCAGGAGTTCGCAGAACTTGTACAAGACATAGGAGTAAGACAAAAAGTTGCTACGACCCGCGGGACAGTGCTTTTGGAAAGACGGCTGAATCTCAATAAACATGTGACGCAACTTCTCTTCAGTTTCACGGGTAATCACTGGGGCATTCTTTCCATTGATGCGGTTCATAATGTGCGGAGCATGCTCATAGTACTTATTAAACTTCAACTTCTTCAATATCTCACGAATCTTGGATGTTTTAATATTTCCAATATCCGTGATGCGTTCCTTCTTGAGTTCTGCGAGAATCGCATCAAAGACTTCCTGAGGAATATCAGTGCTCTCTTTTGCCTGAATCTGTGCCAGCCACTCATTGAAGTGATTGATGCGCTTGTAGGCATAATAGGAGACCTCGCGTGGCGGGTCCTTATAAGACGGCTTATCTGAATCAACCAAGACAAACTCCTGAAATCCACATTTGGGGCAAGTAAAGAGCGCCTCGTTACTGCTGAAGAACATTTCTGAGCCGCAATCCTCACATTCTCCATAGACGTCATCATTAAGAGTCTGCGATGAACGCGCATTTTGAGGGTCAATCTTCTGTAGAAACGTAAGCAATAGTCTATCGCGTCTCATATCCTCTCCAGTCGCAGACGAGCCAACTGTGCCCTCAGACACAATATTTCCGCTCAAGTCATCTGTATCTTGAGACGCCTTTTCTAGAACTGCCCAAATACTTCCAGGCTTTGACTTGGCAACACGATTCGTGGATTTAGACTCGGCGCCACGACTAATCTTGTCCTGTATGTCATAATAGTTATATAGAATATTGCCAGTCTCCAAAAAGTAGTCATAGACCGCCGCACCAGACTTACGCTTCTTATATTCCTTAGCCAAATCATGATATACCTTTTCTAACTTTACCTTCTCAATATCATCGCTACACTTTCGAATCTTCTCTTTGACTTCACGAAAAGCATTCTCAATCTCCTCCAAACTGGTGCTTTCTTCTACTAACTTATTGAGATGAGCATGGTGTATGCTATCAAGGGTGGTTCTAGCCTCTGGGTTGCTCCTTTTCGTGGGGCGAATCTTGAAAAAGGGGTCGGCGCCAGACATTCTGTAGGGGGCCTTCCTACCTGGTGTTTAGATTCGTTAAATGGAAAAAAAGGGACCCTCCCGGTTGAGGGCAAATGGCGGTTGATTTTCCTTTTTCCCCAATCTGTCAACTTTTTTTTCTCTTTCCATGGTATAGACTAAAATGACTGGTGGTGGTTTGATGCAGCTTGTCGCCTATGGTGCCCAGGACGTTTACCTGACTGGCAACCCTCAGATTACTTTCTTCAAGGTCGTGTACCGCCGCCACACGAACTTTGCCATGGAGTCCATTGAGAACCCCTTCAACGGTTCCCCTGGCTTCGGCAAGCAGGTCACGGTCACGATTCAGCGCAATGGTGACTTGATCTACCGTATGTACCTGCAGGCGACTCTGCCTAAGGTCCAGCTGCTCGCCTCGGACGGCTCAGGCGCGCAGTTCCGCTGGCTCAACTGGGTCGGCCACAACCTCGTCAAGGAGGTTGAGCTCCAGATCGGCGGTCAGCGCATTGACAAGCACTATGGACAGTGGCTGCACATCTGGAACGAGCTCACCCAGGAGGCGGGCAAGCAGGCGGGCTATGCCAAGATGGTGGGCAACGTGCCCAACCTGACGAACCTGATCATCCAGGGTGGCGAGTACTGCGATGATGACTGCGCGGCGGGCGAGCCCAACACGTCCAACGAGATCGGCAACTGCTGCCCCGAGTACACGCTGTACGTGCCCATGCAGTTCTGGTTCTGCCGCAACCCTGGTCTGGCGCTGCCCCTGATTGCGCTGCAGTACCACGAGGTGCGCGTGAACCTGACGTTCAACGACCTGCGCAACCTGGAGTTCGACGTTGCGCCCCAGAACTCGAACGTCAACGTCATCCGCGACCGCGTCGCCGCGTCCAACCTGGTCGCCGCCTCGCTGTACATTGACTACATCTACCTCGACACGGATGAGCGCCGCAAGTTCGCCCAGGTCTCCCACGAGTACCTGATCGATGTGCTGCAGTTCACGGGCGGCGAGTCCATCACGTCCTCGTCCAACAAGCTGAAGCTGAACTTCAACCACCCTTGCAAGGAGCTTGTCTGGGTTGTTCAGCGTGACTCTTTCGTCAGCTGCGACGACAACGTCGTCAACCCGTGGAAGGGCCAGCAGCCGTTCAACTACTCCGACTGGTGGGACCGGGCCGTGCTCGAGTCTGGCTACTCCGTCACGCGTGT